TACTCAGACCCGGCTTTCGACGATTCTTCTTGGGATGTCGGACAAATGCCGTTTGCCAGCAGACCAGGACAACCGTATGCTGAAGCTAACGGGTTTCCGGCAATCATGAACACGTATTGGCCATTAAATACGGCCATTTGGATTCGCAAAAAGTTTACGGTTCCGTCGAATTACTTGATTAATCTTGAAGTATTTATCGATAACTTTGCAGATGTTTGGGTAAATGGGGTTCAATTAGTTAATAAAACTGAAACTACGCAAAGCAAAATTTCCTTTCAGATTCCGCCCAATATACTCACGACGGGAGAAAATGTCATTGTTATGCGCGGGACGGACGATGAGCAACAGGGCTCCGGGGACTACACCTATGCCGCCTTCAAGCTGGTACAGTCGGGCCTTCCGCAGTACGATATGAACCCCGCCCATATCATCCGGGAGTGCCTGACGGACCCGGATTGGGGTATGGGGTACGCGGAAACCGATATCGACGATGCATCCTTCCGGGCTGCCGCAGATAAATTGTTCGAAGAAGGAATGGGGATATCTCTCCTGTGGGACCGGCAAATCCCAATTGAGGACTTCATCAAAGAGATCATCAAGCATATCGACGCAGTGCTTTACGTCGACCGGGTTACCGGAAAATTCGTGCTGAAGCTGATTCGCGGGGACTACAATACCGAAGACATGCTATTGCTCAATGAGGACAACATCATCAAGTTGGACGGCTTCCAGCGCACCGCCTTCGGGGAGCTGACGAACTCGGTCACGGTCAATTACTGGGACAGCGAGACGGGGGACACGGCCAGCTTGACGGTCCAGGACATCGCCCTGGCTCAGATGCAGGGGGCCGTGATCAACACAACAGTCCAGTATCCTGGATTTACTCATTCTGCAATCGCGTCTCGGGCAGCCCAGAGGGATTTGAAATCCCTTTCGACGCCGCTGATCACCTGCACAATTTACGCAAACCAGGACGCCAAGGACCTGAATATCGGGGACGTGTTCCTACTATCCTGGGACGATTATGAGCTCGACCCGACGCCGATGCGGGTCAATTCGATCGCCTACGGAGACGGCAAGAAGAATCAAATCAAGATTACTGCGGTTCAGGACGTGTTCGCGCTGCCTACGACTGCGGTTGTATCGCCGTCGCCGCTTCCTCCAGTCCAATCGATAACCCCTGTGCCAGTGAGCACGCGCCAGGTGTTCGAGGTGCCCTATCTAGAGCTGGTCCAGGTGCGTGGGCAGACGGATATCGACAATATACTGGCCGCTGACCCGCTCGCGGGCTTCGTCGGCGCCGCGGCTATTCGCCCGCTTTCCGGGGCGATCAACGCCCGGATGCTCGTCGATGCGGGCGCAGGCTACGAGGAAATCGGTGCGCTGGAATTCGCCCCCGGAGCTAAGCTGGCTTCAGCGATTGGGCGAACCGAAACGACGCTGCCGATTCAGGACGGGGTCGACCTGGACCAGGTCGTGCTGGGCACATGGCTGCAGTGTGACTCGGAGATCATGGCCGTTACTGCACTGAGCGACACGTCTATCACAGTGAAGCGGGGTTGCCTGGATACGGTTCCAGCGCCGCACGCGGCGGGCGCCGCGCTGGTGTTCTGGGACAACTATTCCCAAGGGGATGAGCGACAGTACGCAAGCGGGGAGACCGTAAAGGTCAAACTCCAAACTGTAACCGGCGAGGGCGAGCTACCGGCTGAGCAGGCTCCAGAGGACGCCGTCACGATGTCCGCCAGGGCGGCACGACCCTATCCGCCCGGTGCCGTTCGGATTAACTCACAGTGGTTCCCCGAAGTCATCAGGGGAACGGAGGCGCTATCCCTTAGCTGGGCACACCGCGACCGCAAGCAGCAAACCGGGCAAAACCTGATCGGTTTTACCGATGGCTCCATCGGCCCAGAGCCCGGCACCACCTACACCCTGCGGCTGTACGGCGAGACCGACACCCTGGTGCGCACCGAGACGGGGCTGACTGGGACGAGCTACACGTGGAGCGACGAGGAGGCGGATAGCGGGCTGACGATTCCTGGGAGCGCTGCGGCGGACTATGTTGCTGAAGTAATGGCCGACTCCCCATCGGCCTATTGGCGCGTGTCTAGCGGAGGATTGGTCGATATTGTTGGCAGTGCAGACATCCCGACGCTGCCTTCTGGCGTGAGCGTTTCTGACGGAATTCTGCCGTCGGTCGCGGGTCAATCGTTGGCATTCACCGGCGCGAATGCGATCGCCATCCCCGCAGGATCGTGGGCACCAACGGGCAACTCCGACCGCTCGATGGAGCTTTGGTTTTCGACAACAATTGCGCCAGCAACGGGAAGTTCTTCAGCATATCCAGGGCTGCTCGGGTATGGGACGACAGGGACGATTCGCCGGTCTTTCTTCTTGCGCCCGGCCGGCGCTTATGAAGCGACCCCTGCCGATCAGGCGTATGTGGTGTGGACGTGGGTTGACGATCTATTGGTTACAAGATCGGTAGATTGGAACACCGGCGCTCCGTTACATGCGATGGTCACCTACAAAGGGTCGACAAGGAATCTCCGGCTCTACCTCAACGGATTACTGGTAGGGCAGAAAACGCTGGGTGCAAATCTGGATACCCCAGCCGGCACAACGTTCCTAATTGGCGGAAATGCTGTCGGCGTCCCATGGCAAGGGAAATTGCAGGAAATTGCGATGTATTCGACTGAGGTTTCCGCAGCTCGTGTCCTTGCTCACTATAACGCCGGAATCGCCGCCACGAACCGCCTCAACGGCCGCATTCGCGCCGAGCTGGAATCCGTCCGCGGCGGGCTAGTCAGCCATCAGAAACACAACATCACCGTGGACCGCGCCGGATGGGGCTACAACTGGGGCAACTACTGGGGCGGCATTTGATCAACAGCAACATCAATATAGGAGATTAACATGCCTGCAAGCACTGAACCGCGCAGCGGCCTCAACTACGGCTGGACCCTCGGCGAGTCCGGCTGGAACGCCCTGATGGACGCCAACCTGCTGTCCCTCGGCCGGTTCGCCTACCACCTGTCAGTCAAGGACCGGAACCTGGCCACCCCTCCGGGGAGCCCGGCAGCCGGAGACACATACATCGTCGGCCCGTCCCCTACGGGAGCCTGGGAGGGCAAGGCGAACCAGGTGGCCGTCTGGAGCGGCACCGCCTGGGTGTTTGGCACCCCGCGCGTCGGCTGGGTCGCCTACATCGAAGACGAGGAGGTGCTGTCCGTCTACAAGGCGGCGGGCTGGTCCGCGGGCGTGGCGATCTAAAATTTGCCAAGGTGTTCGTTGGCCGCTAAAATAGTCACCAACGAACACCTTGGACAAGAAAGAGGACCGATCATGCCCTTGACGCCGGAGCAGGTTGAGCAGATCGCCGTCAGCGCGGCGACTCGCGCGGCGACCCAGGCCGTGGAGAACGCCGCAGACCGCGCGGCGGAGAAGGTCGCAATGTCCCGCGCGGAGCTGAACAGCGTAGTGGCGGAGGCCGTGAAGCAAACGCTGGTCCAGCTCGGGGTGGACACCTCGGACCCGCTCGCCATGCAGAGGGACTTCCAACACCTCCGCCAGTGGCGCGAGGCCGGGGAGGACCTGAAGCGGAAGGGGGCCGTCGTCCTGCTGGGCCTCTTCCTGTCCGGCCTAGTCACGCTGTTCCTCCTCGGGCTCAAGGAGTGGTTCCGCAAATGAGGATGTGCTTGGGTTACTTACCTTCGCACCTGAAGAAGTATAGACCCCAAGCGCCATCGAAAGCCCAGCTCCGTAACAGCTCCGACCCTCCTGCGCTTAGGTTACTTCACTTTCTCCAGTTCATTTCTACTTCGCCCGATAAATCGCCCGGACCTCCCTGCCCAGGGAGGCGGCCGGCGACCGTTCCTGCTGTTCGGAGGCCGTCCGGGGGTTTAAGGTAAGTAAGTTAAGTAAGTTAAGAAGAAGAAGAAGAATATATATATAAACCCCAGCCCCGCTGGGCTTCCCTGCCTACTCCACTTCATACTTTTTCAGCACACGAAGTCGAGCGTTGGACCCCCATCCCAAGCGCACATAATTCTCCGCTTGACTTCGCCGCCCATCGAGGCTATACCCCCGGGCATCGCTATGAGAAATGGAGTCCCCCTATGGAATACCCCTTCAAGACCGAACCCTTCAAGCACCAGCGCGAGGAGTGGGAGCGTTCCCGGGAAGAGCCTGCGCGGGCGATCTTCTGGGATCAAGGTACAGGCAAGTCCAAGCTGATCATCGACACCGCCTGCTGGCTCTGGCTCCGCGGGCTCATCGACGGCGTGCTGGTGGTCGCCCCGAACGGCGTACACCGCAACTGGGTTGAGAATGAAATCCCGGACCACGTACCCGATGAGGTGATCAAGCACGTCCGGGCCTTCCACTACCAGAGCCCGAAGGCCAGCACCAAGTGGCACAAGCAGGCCGTCCGGGAGATCATCAACCACCCCGGCTTCGCCTGGCTCACGATCAGCTATGAAGCATTCATGACGAACGCGGGCAAGCGGGCGCTGATTGACTTCTTCGACAAGCGCAAGCTGCTGTACGTTCTGGATGAGGGTCACTACATCAAGAACCCAGCCGCGGAGCGCACCAAGTCCATCCTCCGCTCCGCGAAGTACGCGCCATTCAGGCGGGTGCTGACCGGGACCCCGATTGCTCAGGGGCCCTTCGACGTCTACAGCCAGATCAAGTTCCTGATTGATGACTACTGGAAAAAGAACCAGCTGGGGACCTTCACGGAGTTCAAGCAGTACTTTGGCATCTGGAAGAAGGGATGGAACCCGACCGCCTTCAACCCCAGGACCAAGAGGAACGATGGCAACGAGTATGACGTGCTGGTGGGCTACCGCCGGTTGGACGAGCTGAACGCCCTCCTCCAGCCGGTGTCCTCCCGTGTGACGAAGGACGAGGTGCTGGACCTCCCGCCGAAGCTGTACAGCAAGCGGTTCTTCCCGATGACCCCGGAGCAGGGCAAGCTGTATCGCCAGTTGCGTGATGAGTACATCGTGTGGCTGGAGACGGGCGGGATTGAGCGGGACGCGGAAGCGGTCGCCGCGGAGCCGTCGCCGGACGCATGCCCGACCTGCTTGGGCACACGTGAGGTGGAGTTTGACGGCTTCATCTACCCGTGCCCGGACTGCGGAGACGCCCCGGACCTCGGAGCCGAAGGCACCACCCCGGTCATCGCCGCCCTCGCCATCACCCGGCTCCTCCGTCTCCAGCAGATCACCTGCGGCTACCTCCCGACCGACGATGAAGCGGAACCCGTGTACACAATCCCGGGGCCGAACCGTCGCCTGGACCTGCTCTGTGATCTGATCGAGGAGTCCCAACACAAGGTGATCGTCTGGGCCCGGTTCCAGATGGACATCACGTTGATCATGGAGGAGCTGAAGCGCCGCGGCATCCGGGCCGTCCGCTACGACGGGCTGGTCAGTGACGACGAGCGCGCCCGCGCCAAGGAGCTGTTCCAGGGCGAGCGCCCCCTGTACCACAACGGACAGGTGGTTGGGCGCGAGGCCGTCCCGCCGGAGGAACAGGCCCGCGTGTTCGTGGGCAATCCCGCGGCGGGGGCGACGGGCCTGACCTTGACGGCAGCCAAGACTGTCATCTATTATTCCAACAGCTTCAAGCTGATCGACCGCCTTCAGTCGGAGGACCGTGCCCACCGGATCGGACAGACCAACAACGTGCTGTACATCGACCTCGTGGCTGAGGACTCCGTGGATGAGAAGGTGGTGGAAGCGTTGAGGAACAAATTCAACGTGGCGAGCCAGATCACCGGCGACCGCCTCAAAGACTGGTTGTGAGACTACTATGAGCCGTGTATTTGTTGTACAGAACCAACACCGCTGGAACCGCGACAAGCAGCGGTTCGAGCCCAAATTCAACCTTGCCCCGGCGGAGGAGTTCGGCGAGCTGGTGTACTTGCTCAGCCCGACCGCGGCCCCGTTCCGCCCGGAGCCTATCATTGAGGAGCTGAAGGAGAAGCTGGCCGACTTCGGGCCGGGGGACCACCTCCTGCTCGTGGGCAATCCGGTCCTGATCGGGTTAGCCGTCGCCATCGCCGCAGACGCCAATGATGGGGACGTGTCCATGCTCCAGTGGAGCGGCAAGGACCAACGCTACATCGCGGTGGGTGCCTCGGGCCTCTTTACTTCTTCCGATTGACCGGCTATACGTCTTCAGCGTGATTGGGATACCCCTTCAACGAAGAAACGGAGGACCACATGTCAAGTGAAAGCGCGTACCTGGACTATGTCCAACCTCAGTTCGCCGGGGGCGAACTGAGCCAACTCACTCAGCTGGCTGAACAACAGGCCGCTGCCCAGGCGAAGGTCGCAGACCTCGAAGCCCAGCTCAACAAGGCCCGCGAAGAACTCCGCGACATCGCGGAGCGCCAGTTGCCCGAACTCATGGACCAGATCGGCATTGGCGAGTTCAAGACCACCACCGGCCTGAAGATCAAGATTGACGAGACGATCCGCGCCAGCATCCCGAAGGCCAAGGCCCAGCTCGCCTTGGCCTGGCTGAAGAACAACGGCCACGGCTCGCTGATCAAGCGCGTTGTATCCGTCTCCTTCGGACGCGGCGAGGACGAGCAGGCCGAACAGTTGGTGAAGAAGCTCAACGAGGAGCTCCACATCGAGGCGGAGGACAGCGCCAGCGTCCATCCGTCCACGCTCGCCGCCTTCGTCCGCGAGAAGCTGCGCAACGGCGAGGAAATCCCGCTGGACCTGTTCGGGGTCCATCGTCAGCGCGTCTCGAAGATCGAAACCTGATTCAGCGGAGGAGCCTGGGGGGAGGCTCCTCCCTCCAAAACACCGCCACCAGGTGAAGCGTGGGACAGCCGGAGAGTACGGCGCAGGCTATCGACCGGGGGCCTTTGTTGACCCGCTCATCATCATTATTGAAAAGGAGCCATATCATGTCCAAGACTGAAGCGAAAAACGAAGTTGCTGTGAAGGACCAGAACACCGCCTTGGCGGAATACGGCGCGTATGCCGACTATGCCGGCGCGGGATTCGAGAACCAGACCAGCGAGGACTACAGCATCCCGTTCCTCCAGATTCTTCAGGCCCTCAGCCCACAGCTCCAGGAGAACGACAACCTGCGGCAGGGGATGATCATCAACACCGTGACCGGCGAAGTCTGGGACGGCAAGAAGGGCATTGCCTTCGTCCCGGCCTCCACTCAGCACGTGTACGTGGAGTGGAGGCCGCGCGAGCAGGGTGGTGGCTTCGTGGGCATCCACGAGATCAACAGCGAGGTCGTGGCCCATGCCAAGGCGCAGTCCTTGGAGTTCGGCAAGTACTACACCCCGGAAGGCAACGAGCTGATCGAAACCTTCTATGTGTACGGCATCGCGCTGGATGATGACGGCAACGCCTCGGAAGCGGTCCTGGCCTTCAGCTCCTCGAAGATCAAGAAGTACAAGGGCTGGATGACGAAGGCGAAAACCATCCAAATCCCGCTCCCGGACGGTCGCCGTATTCCGGCTCCGCTGTTCGCCCACCGCTACCGCCTCAAGACGGTCAGCGAGAAGAACAACAAGGGCCAGTTCTTCAATTGGGACATCACCTTCGACGGGGCGAACGCGGTGGAAGCCCGCCTGCTGCCCAACAACCCGATCTTCCAGGCCGCGGTGAACATCAAGTCCCTGATCGAAGACGGGCGCGCTCGTGCGGCCTATGAGTCGCAGGACGAAGAAGCCCAGGGCGCGGGCGGCGGCAAGCCGGTGTTCTGATCTACCGGGAGGACCGACCCGGACGGCCCGCCCCCCCCCTCGGGCCGTACCTTCAGGGGGCCTTCGTGGCCCCCTTCTTTTCATCAGAAACGGAGAACGATCATCATGTGGAGTATTCAACAGCAGACCGCGCTGGACCGGGTCGGGCGTTGGCTCAAGACCCGGGACAAGCCCGTGTTCCAGCTCGCCGGGTACGCCGGAACCGGCAAGACCACCCTGGCCAAACACCTCGCCGCGACCGTCAACGGTCCCGTGTACTTCGCCGCCTACACCGGCAAGGCCGCTCACGTCCTCACGAAGTCCGGGGCGACCAACGTGAGTACCATTCACAAGCTCATCTACACGCCCAAGGACAAGTCGCAGCAGCGCCTGAAGGAACTCCAAGCGGAGCGGGCGCGACTCCTTACCCACAAGCCCGTCCCGGAAACCCTCGTGGAGAAGGTCGATGCGGCGATCAAGGCGGAGCAGATCAACCTCGCCCGCCCGATGTTCCAGCTCAACACCGACAGCCCGTTGTATGAAGCGGCCCTTCTCGTTGTTGATGAATACTCCATGATTGACGAGCAGATGGGGGAGGACTTGCTCAGCTTCGGTTGCCCGATCCTCGCCCTGGGCGATCCGGGACAGCTCCCGCCCGTGGGCGGCACCCCCTTCTTCAAGAACAAGCCCGACATCCTGCTCACGGAGATTCACCGGCAGGCGAAGGACAACCCCATCATCTGGATGTCCAAGGAGGTCCGCGAGGGTCGCCCGCTCCGCCCCGGGGAGTACGGCAGCAGCCGCGTGATTCCCTATGACCGCCTGCCACGCGAAGAACTCCGGGACATGGTACTGTCCACCGACCAGCTCCTCGTTGGCAGGAACGCCACGAGAATCAGCAGCAACATGCGTGCCCGGGAGCTGCTTGGGCGGACGAACGCCTTGCCCCAGGAAGGGGACAAGCTGGTGTGCCTCCGCAACAACGAGGTGGGCCTGCTCAACGGCCAGCTCTGGAGGGTCCTCCGTGACACGATCTTCGACGGCGACTATGTCATTATGGACATCGAAGGCGAGGACGGCGCGAAGGTCGAGGTGAGCGCCCACCCCCACTACTTCCACGGAAACAAGCCGGAGTATTGGGAGCGGAAGGACGCGGAGGAGTTTGACTATGGTTACGCCCTCACCGTTCACAAGTCCCAGGGCTCTCAGTGGGACAACGTGCTGCTCTTTGACGAGTGGTACGGGAAGGACCGCAACCAGTGGCTCTACACGGCGATCACCCGCGCTGCGGAGCGCATTGACATCGTTATGATGTAGCCCAAGAACAGGAGCAGCGATATGATAGAAAACCCTCAACCCTTCAAGGAGTCTCGCAAAATGCACGGTCCTCAAGTACCCTACTCAAAAGAACTACACGCCCAGAAGTACCGCGGCAGCGGCGAGTCCTTCCGCGAGGCCATGAACCGGATCGCCGCGGCCCTGAAGGACGATGACCAGCACTTCGCGGACTTCCGCGACGCCCTCCTGGGCATGCGCTTCCTGCCCGCCGGGCGTATCCAGAGCGCGATGGGCTCCACCCGCCAGGTAACGCCCTACAACTGCTACGTCTCCGGGACGATCAGCGATAGCTTCGTGGACGGCGAAGGATCCATCATGGCCCGGGCCGCGGAAGCCGCCGCGACGATGCGCATGGGCGGCGGGATCGGCTATGACTTCAGCACCCTTCGGCCCCGGGGCGACCTGATCCGCAAGCTCCAGTCGCACTCCTCCGGGCCGATCAGCTTCATGCATATCTTCGACGCGATCTGCAAGTGTGTAGCCTCCTCCGGCCATCGCCGCGGAGCCCAGATGGGGGTGATGCGCGTGGACCATCCAGACATTGAGGATTTCATTCACGCCAAGCAGCCCGGGAAGGACGTTCAGCCGCTCTGGGACCTCGTGGCCGAACTCCCGGACGGCCCGGAGAAGTCGCAACTGATCCAGTCCCTCCAGTCCACGCTCAAGCTCACCGGCTTTAACGTCTCCGTGGCCGTCACCGACAAGTTCATGGAGTGCGTCCAGACCGGCGAGCCATTCCCGCTCACCTTCGAGGGCCGCGTGTACCGCGAGGTGGACGCCCGGGCGCTTTGGGAGCAAATCATGCGCGGGACCTGGGATTGGGCGGAACCCGGGGTGCTGTTCATCGACACGATCAACCGCATGAACAACCTCTGGTACTGCGAGACCATCGCCGCCACGAACCCATGTGGTGAGCAACCACTCCCGCCCTACGGTGCCTGCTTGTTGGGCTCCTTCAACCTGGTCAAGTACATCTACAAGGATGGCGCGGGCCGCTACGCCTTCGACTGGGACCAGTACCGCGAGGACATCCCGCAGGTGGTCCGCGCGATGGACAACGTGGTTGATCGCGCGATCTACCCGCTGCCGCAACAGAAGCAGGAAGCCCAGGGCAAGCGCCGCATGGGCCTCGGGATCACCGGCCTGGCCAACGCCGCCGAAGCCCTGGGCCATGAGTACGGGTCGCCCGCCTTCCTCGCCTTCGAGGCGGAGGTGCTGGACACGCTGCGGGATGAGTCCTACCTGGCCAGCGCCCACATCGCCAAGGTCAAGGGCTCCTTCCCGAAGTTCGACAAGGACAAGTACCTTCAGGGCCAGTTCATCAAGACCCTCCGCGAGGACGTGCGGGACGCCATCGCCAAATACGGCATCCGCAACTCCCACCTCACTTCCATCGCCCCGACCGGGACCATCAGCCTGTGCGCCGACAACGTCAGCTCCGGGATTGAGCCGGTGTTCGCCTACAGCTTCGACCGCACCGTGATCGAGTTCAGCGGCCCGCGGGTGGAGACGGTGGAGGACTACGGTGCCCGCGTGTTCGGGGTCCGCGGCAAGACCTGCTCCCGCGTCACCGTCCAGGAGCACGTCGCCGTCCTGACCGTCGCGGCCCAGCGGGTCGATTCCGCGGTGAGCAAGACCTGCAACGTGCCTTCCGGCATCGGCTGGGAGGACTTCAAGAATGTGTACGTGAGCGCCTGGGAAGGCGGAGCCAAGGGCTGTACTACGTTCCGTCTCGGGGGCAAGCGTTCAGGCGTCCTCGTGGCGAAGGATGACGGCAGCGAGGCGGAGCCCAAGGCACCGGAGGCGGAGGAGTCTGCGAGCCAATGCCGTATTGACCCGGCCACGGGACGGAGGGAGTGCGAGTGAAAGAACTGAGCCTGAAGGCGGTCCTGCTGATCGCCGCCGGGTTCTTGCTCATGACCGGGATGCGCCTTGCTGAATGGGCCAAGCACCAGGACCTAACACGGACCCGGACCGGCCCCTGGCTCCACTCCCGCGGTCCTCCGCGGGAGGGCGTCTGGCGGTCGGCACGTCATCCTCGTTGGGCGGAACGTCGCAGAGGCTTTCGGCTATCCGGCCCAGCACCTGGACTTCCACCAGTGGTTTGCGGATGATCGCTGGGGCTTCGAGGTCGCTGTGGTTCCGCACACCTCGGGGCGCAACCATTGGTACAGGAAGCCGGGGCACGAGGTCGCCGCCCGGGCCTTCTGGGAAGAAGTTGTACAACGGTTCGCCCTCCGCCGCCCAACGGTTGTTGGCCTTCGGACGGGGACCTGAAAAAAGTTTAGTCAAACCACTTTACTTCTTCGGGAGCCCCCGCTATACTTTCTTCACGTTCAACAAGAACGGCAACCTCAGAAAAGGAGCATAATCATGAACGCCATCAACTTCAACAACGTCGCCTACACCGAAGCCTCCCTGAAGGAGCTGTCCGGCCCGGCCCTGGTCGAGCTGTACAACGAGATCATAGGCACCTTCCGCAACGGCGAGTCCGTCAAGAACGTCCGCCGATTCGCTGACAAGAAGACCGCCGTGTCCCGCACCTGGAAGATGCTTCAGCGTTACGCCGAAGCCAACCCGGAAGTTGAGGCGGAGCCGGTGAAGGCCGAACCCCAGAAGGTCGAAACCGTGAACGAAACCACCACCCCCGCCCCCGTCGCCGCCCCGAAGGCAGCGAAGGCCCCCGCGGAGAAGAAGGCCCGCGCCCCGCGCGGCACCAACCTCCTGCCCCCGGGGCACGCCCCGATCCCCTGCCGCGAGGGCTCCAAGCAAGCCATGCTCCTGGACATGCTGTCCCGCCCGAACGGTGCGACCATGGCCGAACTGATTGACGCCCTGAGCGGCGGCAAAAAGCCCTGGACTGAGGCCACTGTCCGCTCCGGCTTCGGTTGGGACATGAAGCTGAAGGGCTACGGGGTCCGCTCCTCCTTCGACGCTGACGGCACTGAGCGGTTCCACATCGTGGTCCCGGAAGGCCACGCGATCCCGGCCCACGAGCCGCTGAAGTCCGCCCCGAAGGCTGACGCCCGCCCGACCCGCCTGGGGGGCTGAGGTTATGGTCGTGGGAGCCTCGGAGCGCACCTATGACTACCTGCTCCGCCGGGTGGAGTACCCGGCGGAGCGTGGGTACAGAATGGAGCCCTTCAAGCTACCTCCGTGGATTCACGTGGTGATCACGGAGGACGGCGACAGAAAGTGGCTGACAGTCCATTCCCGTATTCATGTCAACAAAGAAGTCCGCTTTGGGCCTTCCTTCAGTCGCCAATTCTCTGATTGGGACATCTTGAAGGACCTGAGCGAGAAAATCAGCCGCGCATACTTGTGAGGAAAGATTATGAGCAGAAACTACCCCCGGCTGGACATTGAGACGTTGGGCCGCCACCTGATCACCACCGGCGATCTAGACCCTATCTACACGGCCCTGGTTCGGGCGGAGGAGGCGGGGGACTTCTCAGTGCCGCAGCTCTGCCGCTGGCTCCTCGGGTATTGGTGCTACTACCACGCCGGGGTCGCCTCCTTCCTGAGCGAGAAGGAGGGGGAGGAGTTCTGGCACTGGATGATGGTCGCGGCCCGCAACGAGGAGGAGACGCCCGCCGGGGGTCGCTGGCCTCGTGGGCACGAGCGCCGCTACTATCGGGCCAAGATCGCCGTGGACTCCGTGACCTCCCTTCGGGCCCGCTACGGCGACCGCCCGGAGAACATGGCCTTGTACGTGGGAGCCCGGGCGACGGAGGAGGAGCGCCTGCCCTTCCGCACCGTCTCCGCCCGCGCCCAGGAGCACAAGGGCTTCGGGCCTTGGATCGCCTGGAAAATCGCAGACATGTTGGACCGTGTGATGGGGGTTCCGGTGGACTTCGACAACGCCGCGGTGTTCATGTTCAAGGACCCGGAGAAGGCCGCGATGATGCTGTGGGAGCAGCGCGAGGCGCACAAGTACCCGGAGAACGCGAAGCCGAAGCGCGAGGCGATCCTGTCCGGGGTCGCGGACTACCTGTTGGGCGAGTTTTCCGGGTTCATGGCACCTCCGCTTTCAGATCGGGCGGTCAACATTCAGGAAGTGGAGACGATATTGTGTAAGTGGAAGTCCCACATGAACGGCCACTATCCGTTGTTCAACGACATCCGTGATGTCAACGAAGGTCTCAAGCCCTGGGTCAGCTTCTCCCCGGCGGCGGCGAAGTTCTACCGCCACATGCCGAAGGAGCCGCAATCATGAGCTGGTGGGCCTGGATCAACATCGTGGCCGCGGTCGCGGGGTTCCTGTACTGGCTCCGCGGGGCCAATCAGGGCTTCTGTCTTCACCGCTGGGAAGCGGGCCGCAATCGCTTCCTGACCGGCGCGCTCACCTGCTCGAAGTGCGGGCGCGTCCAGTACCCGGAGAACATGAAGTTGCGCAAATTGTACCGCGCCATTGGGCGTATCCACAAGGAGTCTGACCAATGATCGTGAACAACACGCCCCTCGAAACCTATGAGCTGAACGGGGTGCCTATCATCGTCAAGCGGGAGGACCTGTGCTGCCCGGCCCCCGGGCCGTCCTTCAGCAAGATTCGCGGGGTGGTGGCCCACATCAAGAACCGGCCTGAGACCACGATTGGTTGCCTGGACACCTACCACTCGAAGGCCGGGTGGGCGGTCGCCTACGTCTGCAACCTCCTCGGGAAGAACTCCGTGGACTACTGGCCCCGCTTCAAGCGCGACGGAGCCGCGGACGCCCCGCGCGTTCAGCAGCAGTACGCCCGCCAGCTTGGGGCGACCCTTGTGGACATCCCGGCGGGCCGCTCCGCGATCATGTACCACACGGCCAAGAAGCACCTGCGGGAGAACTACCCCGACAGCTACCTGATGCCCAACGCCCTGAAGCTGCCGGAGTCTATCACGGAGAACGCCGCGGAGGCCGTCCGCACCGCCCCGCACCTCCCGGGCTCCGGGACCCTGGTCATCAGTATCAGCTCGGGGACGGTTGCCGCCGGGGTGCTCAAGGGCTTCGAGGTGGCGGGCCTGCTCTGCAACTACAACGTCATCCTTCACATGGGTCACTCGCGGAGCCAGGACGCCACCCGGGAGTACATCGAGTTTCAATCCACGCCCCCGCGTGGG